CAGGCGAATTGAACTCCGGTACTTCCTGCTGATGAATAGACTTGAAACGTTGTTTGGGTGTAGTTAGTAAGCGTTACAAAGTTCGTTGACGTTCCTGGTCCTGAAATACGACTTAAGAGTGGAAATGCATAGATGGTTGTAAATCCGGGAAAGTTGGTAAGTTCATTGGCATAGGTAATCGTTACGTTAGTAGCCCCACCGGTTGTTGATCTACCCCACGCCATTTTCAGTCCTGAAGGTAAATAGGTCCACCCATTCCCATTATTAGTACCACCAAGTACATACCCCGTCATGGGATATGCAGCAGCACTACCACGAGCAAGATATATCTCAGGATTACCGGTACTAGCTGCAGTTTGATTAAAAAGAGCGAGATTTCCTGCAGCAATAACAGGAGCTACCCCATTAGTAACCAACGTTACTTTTTGATGCATTCCCTGATTAGCTGAGCCATAATCAACATGATCTACTACAAAAGCCGTATCAATCGTATTAAAGTTGTTTTGTATAGGCGCTTGCGTAACATTCAGGGTTTGGTTTGCTAATGGTACGTTATTTAAAGGCATAGTTTAGCTCCTAAAAAGGGAAGTTAGATCCATTATTAATCCATCCTGACGTATAATACGCCTTACCTTGCGAATAAATGGTTACGGTGCGTTGGTTAGCAAGCTGCACAATAGTACGTCTATGTATGAGATTTTGTTGCTTATTAAACTCAGGCAATATCATCTGCACTGAATCGAGATCCATACGATCTTCAAATATCTTTTTAGCGGCACCATACGCTATGTATTGCCAATATTCTTCTAGATCAGGTATCTGATCATCTTGAATAAGTTCAGTTGGTCGTACATAGACTTCAAACTGTATTTGATATGGTTGATCCGGCACCGGACGTACTATAAAACTATCGGCAAAGTAACAAACTGACTGTGGTCGGGCTAAAATTGTTGGTACAAACTGAGAAAGTATTGGCTGATTAGCAGCAGGAGCAGTCGTAAAGGTAATAGAATAAACTCCCGTGGAGTAATTTATTGTGTTACCTGGAATAATTACCGTTGGCGGTGTTGCAAGAGCTCCTTGATACGCTGCTGAATTAGGATCATAGAGGTTACCATTCACCGTTGGATTACCCGTTGTTGGGTTAATAACCGGAATATCGACTAATGCACAACCATTCCCATTAGTATCAACTGAAGAAAAGAGCACGGTACGTTGAATTATAGCTGCTTGTTGATTTGGATATTGTGGAGGAACTACAAGGCCGGTAAATACAGGAACGGTTCCCATGAAGTTGGTAGTTATACCATCGCCAATATTATTCGTTGTTTGTATTGCATCGTTGTTCGGGTAATTACCAAAGAATACATCTCTATATTGGGTAAAGAACGCAGGATATCCTGCAACATAAAACGGCGGATGTACCGTAAGATATTTGTTCTGGAAATTATAGAGAATATTATTTTGTGCTGATGGATTAGATCCAAATGAAGATTTATCAGTAGGATACACATCCTGATACGGGTTGGTATAAAAAGAGAATGTCTGTCTTAAGTTGAAGGTTCTTAAATGTTCCGGGAAATCATAGAGTAAAAACGTGTTGATATATTGATCTATATCATCATCACTAATTTGTGAAATTGAGGGGGATCGTGTTATACGTCGTATCTTTTGTCTGATGGTTGATAAGTCAGTAAATGCCATGCTTTCTCCTAAAATTGTGGGGTTAGAACGTTAACAAACGATTGCGTGAGAATTGCCGTTTCTTCTCCTATAGGAACTACTTGCGCAGGTGTTGTGTAACGAGGATCAGGCGATGGATTTACAAAAGGATCGAAGCCCGTCGTATTAACCGCTATGGAAAATGTAGACGGGCTCAATACCGTCAGAACACCCTGAAAGCCACTCAATTGCTGCATGCCAAACTGTATAGGAATATCTATTCGCGCGATGACACCCGTTAAATAACCATGTGATCCAGGATTAGTACCATCAAAGGTAGTTGTTACCACCGCTGGATTAGCCTGCGTAATCGACAATATGTCACGTACTGCGGGCATGAATTTTGGGTTTTGTATCGCTGAATAGTAGGTCATTATATTTCCTATAACGTTGCTTGCACTTCAACAATCTTGCTTGGCATTACATCGTTTTCGTCATTCATGAAATCCAATGGTACAAACTCACAGCGATGTACTTTTTTAATTTCCATCATGTGTGCTGCTGTTTTTACTGAACCATCGTTGTATCCCGCATGCATACCAAAATCACCGCCTTCACCTTCAAGTTTTTTGTATGAGCGATAGGCAATTTCATTGTTTAAATGACGTACTACCATGCGTGGTAAGCGATAGCGCATACCATCAGTTAACATGTAGTGCTTATAGGGATCACCTTTATAAGGAGATCCAAAACGGAACTCTAATGTCCCACGAGGATGTTCGATGTAACGGAAGATACCCGTTAATAATTCATGATCTTTTTCTTTTTGGGCAGCCAATTTCTTTTCGCCCTCTGAGATACTTAACTTTCTTTTTGGTTTCATTTCTGCCATAAAAACTCCCTAGTTATGTAGGGGCCTCCAAAGAAGCCCCTATACAGTGTTTATTTAGGTATTTACTGATTTACCTGCTACCCAGAAGATCACATCGTTTGCAACCCCAGCTGGAGCGTTAGCGCCCGCTGCAAGTTGAACACCGATATATCCTTGGTTAACTTCTGAGTCACCAATTTGATTGGTTCCAGAAAGAATTGATTGAGCCATATTCTGACCAACCGGCACAACTTGTGGGAAGGTAGAGAATGGATCAGTCGTTGTTGGCCATGCAAAGGCAGTAAATCCAGTAGTGTCTACATTCACGGTAATCGTGTTAGTAACACCATTGGTATCTGCTTGTCCTACAGCCACAATCGTTGCTTCAACACCATTCAACTGCGTCATACCAAAGGCAGAAGCTGTTGGAGCTGGAATCACAAAGCGAACCTTTTGCCCTACAGTAAATGCATGGGTAACGGTCATAGTCACAATTGCTTGCGCAGCTTGTGAAATCTTTGAGATTACACGTGTTGGAGGGTAGAAATATGGGTTGTAAGGAATAATGCGATAGTTACCAGTAGTAGCTGCTGCAATAGAACGCATATATGCAAGCGTAAAGCTGGTGTTAGCAACAATAGTACCAACAGTGAAATCAACACCGCCGATTTGTTGTGCGCCAGTTACGTTGAATAGACGAACAATAGAGCTATTAGCCACAAGGCCTGCTGTTGAACCAGTTGATACAACAGGAGGAGTTGCGTTTGAAATAGCAGTTAATGCAACTAATGCACCAGGAACGTTAACGGTATTGTTAACGAGCGTGAACCCTGATCCAGCTGCTAATGGCGTGATATTAACAGCAGTAGCACCCGCGTTGGATTCATAATTTAATCCGCCGCCAGAAGCCATACCAAGCTGCCAGTAACATTCATAGCTTGTTGAAACTGAGTTAGCTGCTATTTGTGTTTGGTTATATGTATGGATGTAATCAACACCAGATGGCACTTGTATTATTTGTGCAGCACCAGTTGATGTGAAAAAACCTTGGTTAGTACCAGAAAAAACTACAGACATGATACCTCCCTTAGTTATTTAAAGTGCAAAGCATTTGAGATATCCAAAGGTCATTAAGTCAGGCTGTTACTTTTGTGACCACTTTCGTGGCGGGGAACTTCTTCGAGATTCCCTCACTATGTTTCCATAGTGTTCAGACTGTCGCATCGCCTTTCGGCGTCTTCTCACTCAGTCGTTCACGCTGTAGCAAATGCTACTTGCGCCTTGTCACCCCGAAGGGCTTCCAAGTCAATCAGAGAAGATTTTTCAAGGGCATTAATGCTTACCCTTGTGACTTCGCTCATCGTGTAACCAATGGTTACGTTTTGATAGAGCGCGTCAGAGAACTCAGGACCACGATACAAAATGCGTGCAGAGAAGTTGTCTTGGTAAACCGTACCAACTGCTTCTAACCCTTGAACGAATACGCTGTAAACAGAGTTTCCGAGGTTAGATGCATTAGGACGAATAAGACCTTGAGATGACACAAAGAAACGAACGTTATTTACAACGCCCCATTCTGCGCCAATCTTTGCTGCATTTTGATTTGGATAGTTCCATTTAGGAACAAATGCATTAAGGTTATTAAGATCTTTAATAAGGTCTGAATGACACATTGCTATGTATGCATCGCGTACAGGCGCCGTTCCGAAACGATCTTCACCGATTTCACGGTCAAGAATCATCCAGGCATCATTCGATACAAGACCAGCAGTAACCGTATCAATATCAGACAAGCTGATGTTTGACGGGTTATCACCATTGTTACCACCGGTACAGTTGTACACAGTAGCTGATGCTGCTAACGCATCACGAGACAATTGGTCTTCAGTCATACGCATTGATAGACCCATCAATTCTGCAACTTCAGTGAGTACTAAATCTTGGTTTTGCAAGAATACTCGTTGGTTGATTGCAGAATAAAGACCGTAAATAGATACGGTTGCGTCAATATCAACACGGTTTAATGGGGTAGATGCAATTTCATCACCCGTTGGTGACAATGGTACCGGTGCGGTAGGAAGTCTATCGTAACGGGACATTCTTAAAGTCGTACCACCTTTAGCTGGTAAGTGCTTTTGTACAGATCCTAATTTGTGAATCAAACGAGGAGTACGTACCGCTAAGAGCACATCATCAGCCGTCTGTAAGACTTCTGGTGGTAAGTTATTGGGACTATTAACCATAGTCGCTCCTATAACAAACAGAAAATGTGAATAAAGGGGTTAATACTATGGCTGGCG